TCCTGGAAGGTAGCCATCGCGCTCTTGTCGTTGTCGGCTTTCATGCGTTCCACCTCGGCTTTGGCCTTTTCAGCCTCCGCGTTGGCTTTCTTCACCGTCGCCTTCAGGGTGGCAATGGTGACAATCAGCGTTCCGCTGAGTACAGCGTTGAGCACCAGGCTCGCTATTTCAATCCAGTTGTCCGTCATATCCCGTACTCCTTTCTAACATCGAAGCACGGGCAGGCTTTCGCCACACCCGGCAGGTCACGGTGTCCGACCACCTCGGCCCAGGGGAAGCGACGGTGAAAGTCCTCCACATAGGCTTTCAGGGCCGCCTTCTGTGCCTCGGTGCGCGTGTCGGCTGGGGTCTTGCCGTCGGATTTCAAGCCGCCGACATACACAATGTGCCGGCTCGTAACATTATAGCCTTTTGCCCCATTGGTGACTTCCCAGCCGTCCACGTAGGCATCCTCGTTGTTCGGCACCAGCCGCTCGACGGTGCCGTCCAAGTGCACCATGTCCGTATAGCCGACCTGTTTCCAGCCCCTGCCTTGCGGCGGGGCTGCACAGTGCCAGCGACGGATGTCGGCGACTGTCACCTCCCGGCCTTCCGGGGTGGCGGTGCAGTGGATTACAAGTCGTGCTATACGGGTTTTCATGGTATTATCGCGTCAGGTTGTTTTCGTTAAAGTGATAGCAGGTGCGTCAGATACGTGTCTGCTATTGGGCAAATACTTCACACGCTCCCTGTAACCAATAGAAGCAGTCAATTCGCATCTTCGGCACATCACACATCTCTGGCTATTAAGGTAAATGTCGGCGCGGGGATACAAGATAGCCTTCCTGACAGTCTGGTAGGTTTGGCACAGGTTCAAGGTACTGACAATCCCGCAGAGTGACTCAAAGGTGACGAAAGGCACACTCGTGACATAGGCAACCGAATTGCCAACGTCGACCACAACCGGCTCTTGAGCCAGTTGAGCCAAAGGAGGCGAAACGACGATGCAGGCCTGTTCAGCTTTGCAGTCATTGAAGGTGGTTGAACAATAGGCCGTGGCCGACAAGGCCAGGGCAAGGAAAGCGAAGGTGATTCTCAGAAAACTCTTCATGGTGTTTGATGTTTAATAGGTTGTTAAATGGTTGATAAATGGTAGTTCAAAAACCTGCCACCCTGTCTCGTTACGGGGTGGTCTGATAGATGACGCACACGCCCTTCTTGTCGTTGCGGATGTAGTGGCCACCGGCGCGAACCAGTGCGCTCATCACGTCGCCGTAGTAGAGCGGGTTGTTCTCGTCGTCGAAGATTTCGTGCTGGCCTTCGGCGCGGCTCACACAGTCCTCCTGCCATGCAATGCCAGCGGCTGAGGTGGTGGCGGCGGCGGTCGGGTTGATCGTGGTACCAGCGGCGTTCACGCGCAGCACGGTGGAGCGCATGTAGAAGTCGAAGCCGTAGAGGTTGCCCAGCACACCCTTTTGGGCGTTCACCGAGGCGTTGAAGGAGGTGGCCTCGCTCTCGCTCAGGCTGGCCATCAGTTGGTTGTACATCACCGCGTCAAGCAGCATGCAGCGGCCCGTCTGCGGGATGTCGTCGAGGTCGAAGAGATTCTTCACGGCCAGCACATCAGCCTTGGTCATGGCTTGGCGGTTGCCGGTCGAAGAGGGCATGTGGGCGGCTGCGGCGGCTCCGCTGGTGCCCACCTTGGCATAGCCCGAAGGAATCCAAGAAACGACAAGGTCGGCATGGACGCTGTCGCTCAGGGCGGCCTTCATCTGCTTCAGGATGCTCTCGCGCTTGTTGTACGACAGCTCCACTTCCTCAGAGTGCTGGAGGTGGATGGGAGCCGTCGAGTACTCGTTGATGTTGTACTTCAGGTCGTAGTCTTCGCGCTGTGAGGCCGAGGCCGGGAACACGGAGCGGTTCTTGGTCACGGCGGGGGCACTGCCCGCGTTGGGCACATACACGGTCTTGTCATTCACGAAGGCCGAGTGGTTGATGCTTCTTGCGGCAAAGGTGTTGTCCGCAAACAGCAGCTCAACAATGCTGTTGAGCCAGATTTCTTTCTGGAGTGCCATTGTTGTTAGTGTTTTTTGTTGAACTTCTCGTTGAATTTCTGCTGATAGATTTCAGGGTACTTCGTCTTCAGCTCCAAGAGACGGTCGGCCTTGTCAAGCCCGTCCCAACTCATCTTGCACAGGTCGCTGTCGCCCGTTCCGGCGGGTTTGGCTTCCATCGGTTTCCTTTCCGGCAGCGCGGCCAGTGCGGTCTTCGCGGCCTCGTGGTCAAGCTCAAAGAGCTTCTCGAATTTCGGTCTCGCCGTCGCGTCGATGCGGCCAGACTTCACGGCATCGTCCAAGAGATTCACCACCTCCTGTTTCTGGGCCTCGGCTGCGGCATCGTCGATGGCCTTCAGTCTCAGTCTCATTTGGCGGTTTTCTTCCTCAAGGTTCTGCATGGTGGCTTGATAGGAGGCGTTCTCCGACTTCAGGTCGGTGATGGCCGTGCCGATGGCTTCGGCGTTCGCGCTTGCTTCCAATCCCAGTTTCAGTGCGATTTCTTGCAGTGTCATGTTGTTGTTTGTTTTAAGGTTGTTTTTATTCAGCATTCCGCATTCAGCGTTCCGCATTTCTACGGTCGGCAGCGCGGACAGGTTGATGGCTTTGTTGTCGTCGTCGTACAGCACCACCGTCGCGTTCGCGTTCGACGGGATGTCGCAGATCGAGATTTCCAGCAGGCGGCAGCGCGTCACAGTGGCAACGGTCTGCCCGGGCTTTATCAGCTCAGGCGCGTCGCTCCATTCCAAGGGTCTGAAGCCCATCGAGCAGGCATTGAGCACACCCGCCTCATACTTATTCTTTATCTTTACGGCGAACTCGTCATTCTCGTCGAATACCGGCTCACCGGTCAGCACACCGTTTTCTATGCGCAGGTCTTTCCATGTGCCTATCGGCAGCTGGGCGTCCACTGTGCCGCTGCTGTCGCGGTTGTGGTTCCAAAGCATCACCGGGTTCCTCAGGAAGGCTTCCTGCTCGATGCCGTCCGTCATCACCCAGAAGCCGTTGCTGTTGATGCTTTCGTCGCTGATCACTATTCTTTTCATCTTTTTTCTCGCATTTTGCGGTGCAAAAGTGCCTCCTTTCGCCAACCCCCGCAAAAAGAGTGTACAACTTGTGCATTCTTTTTTGGTAACCAACCGCTTATACTGACTTTTGCAGCGCAAAAGTCACTTTCATACCATGAACACACGCACAGAAATGGCCGCTAAAAAGGCCCAAGCCTACCGCCTCTTTATGGCAGGCTACTCTCAAAAGGAAATCGCCGACCAATACGGCATAACTGAAGCCACCGTCTCCAAGTGGGTCAACACTGAAGGATGGCGCGACCGGCTTAACGGAGAAAAGACCTCCTCCGTCGAACTTGCCAACTCCCTCATGCTCTCAGCCAAGAAAATCACTGAAGCCATCATCGCCGAGATTGGCAAGCCTGACTACAACATCGATTCAGTCACCAAGCTCTCCGACAACGTGGTCAAGATTATGGCCAGTGCTGAGCGCGTCGCCAGCACTGTCAACCGAGCCACCGTCATCGATGTCTTCACCTCATTCGACCGCTGGCTCCTTGAGCGTTCCAAAACTGACAAGAACATCACGCCTGAGCTGCTCGCCACCATCAACCGCCTCCATCAGGAGTACATCACCCACATCAACAACCGCAATTGATCATGGCTAACGCCTCACGTCGCAAGCAACAGGAAGCCGAATGGCAGGCACTATGCGCCCGAATCCAGGCCGCTACCGCATCCTCTTTGGCCAAGACCTCTACCCTTGACAGGGAAAAGCGAATCGCCAGGACCAGGAAGGATTATGCTGCATTTGTCGAAACCTATTTCCCCCATCTCGCATCCAAGCCCACCGCCAAGTTCCAGAAAGAAGCTGCCAATTATGTCCTTTCCAACACCCGCGCCCGTGCCGTCTTTGAGTGGGCGCGTGGCCATGCCAAGTCCACACATATCTCCCTGATAGAACCCATGTGGATCCTGGCACAGGAAAACCACGACCCCCTTACTATGGTGCTGGTGTCCAAGTCACAGGATGCCGCCAAGCAGCTGCTTGCAGACCTTCAGGCAGAACTGGAGTCCAACGAATTGTACAAGTCGGACTTCGGCATCGGGAAAGGCGAAGGCATCTGGAGCGACGGACGGTTCACCACAAGCGACGGCTCCATGTTTATCGCCTTGGGCCGTGGCCAGTCACCTCGTGGCATCAAGAAGTCGGGCCGCCGTGCCAACTACATCGTCATCGACGACATCGATGACGACGAGTTGGTCTTGAACCCCTCCCGTGTGAATAAGGTCACGGACTGGTGTTTGTCCGCACTTTATGGAACGATGGACGCGGGTCGTGGCCGTTTCATCCTTGTCGGCAACCGTATAGGCAAAAACTCCGTGCTTGGCAATATTGCCAAACGCCCCGGTTTCCACCACACTGTCGTCAATATGCTCGACAAAAACGGCAATCCCTCTTGGAAGGAAAACTTCACAAAAAAGGAGATTGCCGAAATCCGTGCAGAAATAGGTGAACGCCTTTTCCAAAAGGAGTACATGAACAACCCCATCGAGGAGGGAACCATCTTCGAGAAAAAGGACATCCGCTACGGCAAGATGCTCCCCCTGCGCCAGTACCGCGCCATCGTTGCCTATACAGACCCGTCGTGGAAGTCGTCAACGAAGAACGACTATAAGGGCACCGTCCTGGTCGGACTCACCAAAACCGGCAAATACCATGTGTTGCGTGCCTTCGGCGATCAGACGAAAGTGTCGGTCATGGTCGGCTGGCATTACGAGATACGCGACTATGTGGGCGACACACCTATTAAATATTATATGGAGGCCAATTTCATGCAGGACATGTTGCTTGATGAGTTCCGGCGTGTCGGTGAAGAGGTCGGTGTCCAGATACCTATAACGGGTGACAACCGCAGCAAGCCGGACAAGTTCGGGCGCATCGAGGCCATGCAGCCCTTGTTCCAGCGCGGCGACGTGATTTTCAACGAGGATTATGAAGGCGACCAAGGATTTGAGGTGCTGGAAAACCAGTTATTGGGCTTTGAGAAAGGCTCCAAAGTGCATGACGATTTGCCCGACGCGCTTGAATCAGCCATTTATAAACTAAGCAACAGAGTAAGAACCAGCGACAGCCGCTACGTGGTAGGCCGCCGCACAAATTGGAAATACTGATATGTTTATCACTGTACAAGAAATGAAAACTGTCATCTATGACCATGTCATGGACGACATATCGGAAAACGACGACACCACTGTTGCCCAGTGCATCGAGGCCGCCGTCAGCGAAGTGAAATCCTACCTTTCCAGCCGCTACAACGTGACGGCCATTTTCAGTGCCGCTGGCGACAGTCGCGACCCGCTGATACTTGAGGACACCAAGGTCATCGCCGTCTGGAACCTCATCCGTCTCTCCAACTCGGAACTGATATACCAGCAATGGCGCGAACGCTACGACCGTGTCATCGACTTCCTCAAGCAGGTCGCCGACGGTTCCATAGCCCCTGAACTCCCTATCGCCACCGACGAACAGGGCAACCCTGTCATCAAGTCACGCTTCGGCTCCAATCCCAAGTTCCAACATAATTACTAAAGCTATGCCTAACAAACTGTCACAAATATTCCGGCTGTCACGCCGTGGCAGCCGCAAGGACGCGCCCAATGCGTCTGGCCTGACCCGTAAAGAAAAACAGACCGTTCTGCGCGTCATCAAGCGGCAGGAGTCCATCGTGCGCCGCGACATACAGGATTGGCGTACCGCCCGCCTTGAGGCCACACGCGCCGACGAACCCAAGCAGCACCTCCTGCAGGTGCTCTATGACGAGGTCATGCTTGACGCCAAGATGACCTCCCAAATCGGCATGCGCATCAACAAGTCGCAAGCCGCCGACTGGTTCCTGAAGAAAGGCGACCAGAACGATGAGGACGCGATGCAGGTACTGACCGACAACGGCCTTTTCGACAAGCTGGTGAAGTACATCGTCGAGTCCCAGTTCTACAGCTGTTCGCTGGTGCAGTTCGCCTTCGACCGTGCTGGAGATCCCGACATTGAATTGGTGCCGCGTGCCAACGTGTCGCCAGCTTCGGGGATGTTCTACCCTGACGTTTACGGCTTCGAGTGCGAGGCCTACCGCGACCGCCCTGATTTCGGCAAGTGGGTGCTGGAGTTCTGCCCTGACAAGCTCGACCTCGGCCTGCTGAACAAGGCCACGCCATACGTCCTGATGAAGAAGTTCGCCCTCAGCTGCTGGAGTGAGCTGTGCGAAATCTACGGCATACCGCCCCGTGTGCTCAAGACCAACACGCAGGACACCGACATGCTCAACCGCGCCGAGGCAATGATGCGCGAAATCGGTGCCGCCGCCTACTTCATCATCGACACCGAGGAAGAGTTTGAGTTTGCCCAAGCCAGCACCACCAACGGCGATGTCTACAAGAACTTCATCGCCACCTGCGACGAGCAAATCTCCCTGCTCAACCTTGGAGCCGTCCTTGGTCAGGACACCGAACACGGCAACCGCTCCAAGGAGGAAGCCTCCACCGACCTCATGGAAATCGTCGTCGAGGCCGACAAGCGCAAAATCGCCTACTACATCAACAAGGCCGCAATCCCCGCTATGGAGAGCCTCGGCATCATCCCGACCGGCCTCCGCTTCGAGTTTGCCAAGGCCACCGACACCGAGAAACTGTGGAAGATGGTTTTCCAAGCCTCGGCCTACTATGAGTTTGATGTCGATTGGCTCAAGCAGACCTTCGGGATGGAGATCACCGGCCCGCGCATGAATCCATCCAGCCCAGACGACGGCAACGGCGCACTGAAATCAGGGAACTTCAATTTTTTTGCCTGAGCCCCTTTTATGAGGGGCTGCACCGCGCCATCCGTGACCTCTATGGATTTGCAGATTTTCCGTCGGGGTGGTCGGAAATCTTTGCCGCAGCAGAGCACGTTAATCATGTCGGCGTTTTCTCGCTTTCAAACGACGATAAAAGGCGTTTTGATGGGGTTTCAGAAGCCTTTGAAAACTGCGCCAAATGGCTCCACGATAAGAAGGCCTTCACCCCCGAAATGCTCTCCGAGCCTGAACCCCTCGCGCTGATGAACGCTACCCATGAGGTTCTGGCCGAGGAACTGGGGCATCTTGAGCGCAACATCCCCGACGAAATGGCCCGCGCCCTCGACGAGAACATCCTCCTTTTTTCCGGCTTCAAGACCTACCACGAAATGAACGATGCCTCCCGTCTGCTGAAAGACGATGACGGTGGCTTCAAGTCGTTTGACCGTTTCCTTCAGGATGTCCAGGCTATCGATGCTTCCTACAACCAGAACTGGCTCTATGCCGAGTACAACTTCGCCACTGCAAGCACCCAAATGGCCGCGAAATGGGCCGACATAGTCCGAGACAGTGACGAATACGACCTGCAATATAGAACCGCCCTCGATGACCTTGTACGCCCCGAACACGCCGCTCTTGAAGGCATCACCCTGCCGCCTTCAGACAAGTTCTGGAACGAGTACTACCCGCCCAACGGATGGAACTGTCGGTGCACAGCTGTCCAGGTACTGAAGGACAAGTACCCGACAAGCGACTCAGACCAGGCATGCGCAGCCGGTGAACGTGCTACCACCCAGATAGGGAAGAATGGTGAGAACAAGGCAGCCATGTTCCGTTTCAATCCTGGCAAAGCTGGGAAGGTGTTCCCGCCCAAGCACCCGTATTTCAAGGCACCTGCCGGCGCAAAGAAAGCCGTCAGCAAGGCTGCCGCCACTGCTGCAAGCACACCAAGCAATCCGTATCAGTTGAAGGCAAAAACAGTAGCAGAAGCCGAAAAGGAGATTGCACAAAACCTCGGTGTAACGTGCAACTTCAAAGGCTTTACGAAAAACGACCTCCCCCAGATTCAGGATATATATAGCAGCGTCGCCACACATCTCGACAAATATCCAGATCTGAAAAAACACATCAACTTTGTCGGTTCAATGCAAGGCCGAAAAGCGTTGTTCTACGACAAGTTCTATCAGGAACTAAAGGCCAAATATCCGACCTTCCCAGATGCCACAATCCAAAAAATGGCGAAGGGTTACGCCAACCAATATGCGTCCATCCCTTCCCGCGCTTATGCCTATTCTGCACCAAGCAAAAAATTCGACTTGAACGGTGTCGCGTTTAATGCCTCCTACAAAGGTGACAAAGTGAAGAAAACGCTCGATGCTGACCTCAAGGCGAAATGGCATCCCGAAGGATGCAATACGGTCAAGTCTGTTTTCGACCATGAGTTGGGCCACAAGATAGACGAGACCCTTGGTCTGAAATCCGACCCTGAATTCCTGAAAATCTTCACCGCAGCCGAAAAGCAAGGCAAGGCGTACATCAAGGACAACCTTTCTGAATATGCCTATAAGCAGTCCAGAGCCACCTCCGGTTACGATCCGAAGGAAGAATTTATCGCCGAGGCTTGGAGTGAATACCTAAACAATCCGACCCCGCGTCCCATAGCAAAGAGCGTCGGTGATTTGATAGTGAAGAAAACGAAATGGAAAAAATGATGTCAGGCGACCTCATAAACATTGGTGAACTGGCGTTCAACCTTGGCCGCAAAAACATAATCGCCTTTTTGACCGTCCATCTTTTGGCTGTGTTTCTCAGCATCAAAGATGATTTCAATCGGGATGGTGTCAAAAGCCTTGCAGCTGCACCCTTCTATAAAATGGGCGCATTGCTCGCACTCAAACGGCACAGGTTTTCTATTGTCTACAAGATGAGGCATTATGTTTTTTGACATTAAGCAACCGCAAAAATACGATTATTTTCTGAATCGCAAGAGTTTTGAATAAAAAAATGAAAAAATGACTGACCTCAAACAGAAAATCCTGAACGACCTCCGCGTGGAACTCTCCGACGAGTTCGACCGAAATTTCCAACGGAAGGCTTTCTTCGATAAGCCGTGGCCGCCTCGAAAGATGAACGGCAAGGGCTCCATCCTGATGGTCACGGGCAAGCTGCGCCGCTCGATCCGCAGCCGTGTCACTTCCGACAGTGTCGTCTGGGAGACTTCTGAGAAGTACGCGGCCATACATAATTATGGCGGCACCATTACAGTGACCGCCAAAATGAAGAAATTCTTCTGGTATAAACACAAAGCCACCCGCGACGACGCATGGAAATGGATGGCCCTGATGAAGGTCGGCACAAAAATCACCATACCGCAGAGGCAGTTCCTGGGCGACCACCCTGAGGTGCGCAAACGGGCCGAGGCAGTCATCCAGCGCAACTTCAGGCAAGCTGCTCAGGCGTTGGTGAAGAGACTGGTCTGACCGCCGCCATCGTCAATGTACTCCATCTGATTTGTCGAACCCTTGAAGATGTAGCCGCATTGGTTCTCAATCTCCATTTCTTCCAAGGGCAGCATGTTCTTTTTCCCAAAGGTTTTTTCTGCCATCGTCATAAACTCCACGATGTACATGTAGCTGCCGTGGAACTCGAAAGCCTTCATGCGCCCGGTTGGGTTCTCGTCCTCCCCAACTTCCGGCACTCCTATCAGGCACTTAATCCAATTCGGGGTGCCTTTCGAGTCGCATTTGATGTCGTAGTCATAGATGGTGAACTGTTTCCCCGCAAGGTCGCGAGGGTTGATGTTCGGAGCGTCCAGGCTCCTGTTGATGCGGATTTTCTCGGTGAGTTGTCTGAGTTTCATTTTCTCTTCTATTTTTTTCATTAAATTGTATGCGTCTGCGTGGCGCATCAGGCCATAGTAGCTCGCCCACGATTCATCCCTCTTGCATCGTGTGGCCCGGGCGCGTATGTTCTGCCGGATTGTCGTGTAGCCCTTGTTGTGGTCGGCCACGCCTTTGTCAGGGGTGCGCCTGACCACATAGCCGCAAAACGACACCTCCTTGTCAAGTGGCTGGAGCCGTATCGCCGAAGCCTTGGCTCTAATCTGCAATTCGTACCACCAATGGTTCTGCACCCGCCATTTCAGGGCGTTGGCTTCCTCCTTGGTGTAGGTGGCAAAGATGCAGTCGTCGGCGTAGCGCATGGAGAACGGCGCGGCCTGTTTGCTCCAATGGTCGAACTCCAGCATCACGATATGGTGTAACAGTGGCGAGGTCGGCGTTCCGATGGGCAGGTGCCCTTCAACGAAGCTCACCTCTATCCCGAACTCTATCAAATCCCTGTCTGCCGTCAGCCGACGCATCGCCCGCCTGAATATCTTCGGGCTGATGTGCTCGTAGCATTTCCGCTGGTCAACGATAAGACAATAGTTAAGGTCGCGCCGGTCGTACACCAGATGCTTCAGCCGGTGGATGACGGAGTTGGCACTGTCCGACGAGGTAATGCCACAACCTGGCTTGCAGTTGATGCCGTTTTTGTTGTCGTGCCAGTCGTAGTATGGCTTCGCCATCAGGATGAAAAGGTGCTGCAGCACGAATGTAAACAGCATTGGTGAATCGATATGGCGCACCTTCCCGTTTGGATTTTGTTTGGTGAGTTTTCTGTATTTGAGGTGGTTGCGATACTCGCCATTGGCAATTGAAGCAAGCACGCTATCCGAATAGGTGTTTGCGTTAGCCATCATGCGCTCCACTTCGGCCTTGTTGCTATGGCCTTTTGCAGCGTTAGCCATTGCGACCAATACTATTTCCTTTGTCACTTTCATAGCTCAATTCAAGTTTGAGCAGTCGGCAAGTCCGGGCTTCTCATCCCCGTCTTGCCACCGGCCTCCACCCGCAGGTTCACCGGCTGGTCTTATATTGTCTGCCGCTTCTGGGCAAGGGAAACGGACGCATTCTTTTTTCTCTTGGCTCTAAACTTTAGCAGAACCGCAATAGTTCGCATTCGTGTTGCCAGCGGAGTTGTTAGCATTGAGATAACGCGCTGACAAATTGCTGTTGTTAGCGTTGTTGCCGCAACGAAGGCCCACCGCCCGCTTCCCTTCTTCCCCATCTGGAGAAGTCTGTCCTCACGCCTTCAGAGGTCGCGGTCACTGTGCCGGACTTGTGCGCTACGACGCGGCAAAAATAGGGAAAAAAAGGAACTCGCCCCGAATTTTCATTATTCTGTTATCACAATATCCGAAATTGAACAAAAAAAAACCGCCCTTCGGGGCGGTTGAAATGTCGGGCCATTGCATGGCCCTTGCAGCCGTTGCACGGCACTGCGTGTCATTGCACGTCCAATAAAACTTGAGCAGAACCGCAATAGGGCGCAAGCGTGCTGCCAGCGGAGTTGTTAGCATGGAGATAACGCGCAGACAAATAGCTGCTGGGAGCGTGGTAGCCGCAACGAAGGCCCACTCGAGTTTTCTTCCCGGCTGCACCCCAGTAGTTGGCCATATAGCCGTAGCCGCTTTCGCCTTTCCCTATGCTGCCGCAATGGGATGCGGGCAAGGGAGTGTTCGGCAACCTGCGGCGGATGTAATTGCTCGCGCGCGTCACAACACTGCCAGCATAGCGATATTTGTCCTCGAAACCAGACGGGAACTTCGTGCCGATGTTGACGCTGGTGTTGCCCTCGTTGACCCACTTTTCCTGGTCGGGCTCGATGTAAGCCTTCAGCGTGTAGCCGTAACTGCCGCTCGCGGGTGTCGTCTTGCACTCGCCGACTATCTCGCAGCCTCCTCCCCAATAGGGACCAATATCGCCGCTCATGTCGCATCCAAGCATCAAGCCGGTGCGCAGGCAGCACTCCACCGTGAATGTCTCTTCTGTGCCGTTTGTGTCGCTGTAGGCAGCAAAACTACCGGCCACAATCTTATAGACGCGGGCGTTCATGTAGCCGTCGGCCACGGTAGGTGGCGTGAAGGTTGACGTGGTCGGGTCAGCGTACCACCAGGTGCAGCCGTTGAACTCGAACTTCTCGCCTGGGGCAATGCCGAACTCCACT